CTACATCCAACACAATGGGTACACACGTACCTTTGGTCAAACTAATCCAAAGCACATGGAGCAACTTATAGCGTTCGTATTCGCTAGTATCAGAGTCCAGACTTTCCTCTTGCCTAAGTTCATGAAGGAATGGCGTAAGCGTGGTCTCAAGTCATCATGGATCTGGGGCAACAAACGTACAGGCTTGACCTATGTACGCAAGAATCGTGATGACTTATATGCTCGTGCTATGTCCATCATCAAAGCTAAAAAAGCTGATGCCGATCATGATCTTATCATGTTATTTCTTGAGGTACCAGGGTTAGGTATACCTAAGTCTGCTTTTGTTGTCCAGTTGTTGACTGGTAAAGCAGGTTGTATGGATGTACACAATATCAAGCGTTACATGCCAGAGGTTGATGCGTCCAAGGGTACACCTGGATTCCTACAAACTTCGGGTAATTCTGACGATACCAAGTCTCGTAAGGTATACCAATACCTTGACATCGTAGATGATGCAGGTGGTTCTGTCAACATGTGGATCAACTGGTGCAATCTCATAGGTGAAAAGCAGGATTGTTATTTCACAGGTGGTGCCGATGTGTCTGCACTTCATGTGGATTGCCTACGATGATCTGCACCTTTTGCAAGCGAGTGTTTCATCCAGATGATGGTGATATCGATCACCATGATGTCTCAAGGTTCTTTAACACTCGCAAAGGAACAGTTGACACTTGTAGTAAAACCTGTTATAATAGAGTAAAAATTGAGCACCACGATTGGCTCACTTGGTACGTAAACTATTAGGAGCATACAATGAACGAGAAAAACCTATGTGGAAAAACAAGGCTCATAGATAACCCATACGAAGTATGGCAATCTTATGATGGATCATGGGTATGGAAGGTACTCAAAAAGTATCAGAAACCTAGCAAAGAGGCTGAAAACCCACATGCAAGGTGGTTCTGTGCTGTACAGAGTCCATATACCTATGGAAGTTTTGAGATGGGTGATGTTTATGTCAAGGACATAATTGATTATGCAGAGCAAGTAAAGTAACCACGGGGCACCACATGCGGTACATAACCCATTTGCTCCGTGGGTTCGTATGTAAGGTGCCCCAATCATTCAGGAGTATATATGTATTGTCATAATGCACATGTCAAGATCATGGATTTTGATGGTCCTGATGGTGGCAGGGATGAAGTCGCAACCCTGCATTTTGATGGTATCGATAGTGATACCTTGTCAAATGTAATTTCGTCCGTACTTGATGACGAGTGTGGATTATTTGACTCTGCTATTGCAGAAGTAACCTTTGTTGTGGAGCCGTAGGATGAAAGCACAAATCCACGTGAATCAGCACGTAATACGTGCAAACAAAAAAGAGGATAGAAATCATCCGCCTCTGACAGTAAAAACGTACAAGGCTAACCATTATTGCTACGAAGTAGAGATTAATGGTCCTTCCAAGGTTGTGTACTCACCCGACAAACCTTTGTCATGTGGTGCACGAGTTTGGATCGAATGTGATTTTAACGACTTGACAATGGAGATGTAGAATGGTAGACTTAAAGAAAAAACCGAAACCACGTATTGAGTACCTGAGTAAATCAAAAAACAAGTTCATAGACATAGAAGCTATGAATGATCAGCACCTAATGAACGCCATTCGTAGAATGGTTATAGATACAAAAGGTGCAGAATTTCGTGTCGTACATAAAGACCATGCAGAGTTGGCGTATGTCACGAGTACCATAACTGAAGTGGAGATTGTTACAGAATGATGGATGAATACGCACAAAAAGCATTCTTTAGATTTTTACGCTTGACATTTAAGCTACAACGTGATGCAATAGATGGTATATTGAGCACGATTAATGATTACGAGGATGGTCTCGTGTCTAAGCCTAAGTCAAAGAATAAGAGTGCTGACCCTGAAAACATGTATAGACAATGAATATATTCTATCTGCAACGTGAGCCAGAATCATGTGCTCATGACCACTGTGACAAGCATGTACCCAAGATGATCCTTGAGTATGCACAACTTATGTCCACGGCACATCGTGAACTTGACGGTGACGATTGCATGGACCAGTTGTACAAAAGTACACATAAGAATCATCCTAGTGCTATCTGGGCACGTAGTTCAGACAAGCATTACATGTGGTTATACGAATTATTCTGTGCGTTGTCAGAAGAGTATCAGTTACGTTATGGAAAAGAACACTTGACATTTACCAAATTACATGGTTTACTAAAGTATCTTCCACATAACATACAAGCAAATGGATTTACAGATCCACCACAATGTATGCCTGACGAATACAAGCATGACGATTGCATAACCGCATATCGTGAGTTTTATCGTCATGACAAATCCAGGTTTGCTAAGTGGCAGTATTCAGATGTACCTGCATGGTATAACTGATGGTAATTCTAGCTTTAGTCTTGCAACTGTCTGTCTTGTGTATTACGATGTATGTAATCGTGTTGTTCTCGTTGAATCTGAGAAAACCGAAGATCATGCACAATACATGCCATACAGACAATATGCAAATATCAGATCTGCATGGGCACACTGAACCACACGTATAACAGGAGAATATGAAATACATAGCAATAGCCAAATGTAGCTACGAGCTATCTTTGGAAGTAGAAGCTGATTCTCATGAAGAAGCAGTTAAAATAATGAATGAAGCTGATCCAGAGGATTTTAAAGAAATAGATGGTTCAGCCGAATGGGAACTAATTGATGTACAATTAGAAGAGTAAGAACACGGGTGAGTATCCAAATGTAAAAGGAACCTGACTGTAAATCAGGCGTGTGCACACACATGTAGGTTAAAATCCTACCTCACCCACCAGAATATAGTACACCTACGGCGGAGGGAGGGTGGTGTGCTATACACACCTCATTGGTGTAGTGGTAACATAACTGATTCCAAACCAGTAGACATGAGTTCGATTCTTATATGAGGTGCCATGCAAAAAATAATCTTGACAATTGTTTCTTTGAATGTTATAGTAGTTGTTCCATTATTGGTATACGGTGCTCTAGCAGTACAGACTCTAGTGTGGGAAGCACGAGTCATGCAATCAAAGATTGATACTATAATGCTAAAGCATGAACTTTATCTCAAAAGGTCAAATCATGAAAGGTATCAAAAACCGAGGCTCACAAGCCCACAAGGTAAAGACTGACTATACACGCAAGGTCAAGTACAAAGGCATGTCCTTTGACCGTAATGTGTGTGATGATGGAGAGACAGAAGATGACGATGAACCTGAGCCAAATGGCACATATAACCAGAGATGACCTGCGTACAAAGTACGGATTGTCGGAACAGGAAATAACAGATCTTGACCAGGAATCTCAGCGTATAATGGGAAAAACGATCATGATGGTCGATACTGCACTACGTGATAAATCTTTAGACGCTGATGAACGTATTGCAACTGGTCTCAACTTCATAGAGTGGAGTATGCAGTTGATTGAGCACAACTTTGAGTCTCTTGTGGATTCAAAGGTACCCAAAAACCAACTTAATTGAATTTAAAACTTGAGCAGGAGAAAATAGAGTCCGAAATGAACGGACTTGGTGTCGAAAGATACCAAAAGAATATTCGTGATGCTAAGTTAAAGGGTCGTGAGTCTGTAACACTTTACGGTGTTACACTCATGAAGGAAGCATTGGATGTTGTACGCAATGGTATTGATGAGTACCTCACAGAAGCCTTGACTGGTCGTGTTGGTCCGAATCAGACATCAGCTAACATTCTAATGTTACTGGACCCTGAAGTGTGTGCTTACCTGACACTGAAGTACACAATAGATGGTGTGTCGGCCCGTAGTCCATTAACTAGAACAGCAATGAAACTAGCAAATGGACTAGAGGATCAATTTAAGTTTGACTTATGGTCAAATTCAGATGATACTGGTCGTTTATTCAGAATTATTAAAGATCGAGTAAACAAAAAGACCACTAATCGGGTCTACCGAAGGTACAATCTGATTAGACAGATGACCAAGGTTGAAATGTTGGATCATGAACCTTGGACTAAAGTTGAAAAGGTACACCTTGGGTGTAAGTTGATTGACATTCTCGTGCAGACTACTGGTCTGATGGAAGTCAAGACTGTCCAATACAAGCGTAAGAAAAGGGTCTTGTATCTTCAAGCCAATGATGCTACACTACATTGGATAGAACAACTTAACAATGAGGGTGAAACTATACACCCTTACTTTTATCCATGTGTCATACCTCCAAAAGACTGGAGTGATATGTACAATGGTGGGTACCACACATCGAGAATCAACTCGATTCCCATGATTAAAACCAGGAATCGTGGTTATCTTGATGAGATGCGTTATCATCCTATGCCACTAGAGTATGGTGCTATCAACGCATTGCAACGTACACAATGGAAAGTAAACCAACGTGTACTTGAGACAATAAAAAACTGTTGGGAAACAGGTGAATCGTGGGCTAACTTGCCTCCACGTGAGGATTACAAGATATTGCCTAGTCCTGTCAAGGGAAAGCGTAGTGAGTTGAATGACCATGAGCTTGACCAGTTGATAAAATGGAAAAAGAAAGCTACAGTAGTACATGATTTGAATGCCAAGGTTACATCCAAGAGGATACAACTGGCTAGAACATTAGCTATGGCAGACAAATTTAAAGACTATCCTGCTATCTATTTCGTATATCAATGTGACTTTCGTGGACGTAAATATACAGTAAACTCGTTTCTTACACCACAAGGTCCAGACTATGCAAAATCTTTGTTGCACTTTGCAAATAAAATGCCAATCAATAACCATGAGCAGGAAGAATATTTTGCTGTGCATGGTGCTAATTGCTTTGGCTATGACAAGGTTTCATTTAAAGATCGAGTGAATTGGGTATATGACCATTCAAGCGAAATATGTGCATCGGCTAAGTCACCTCTTGACTATCGTTGGTGGACACAAGCAGATGAACCTTGGTCTTTTCTTGCATGGGCTTTTGAGTGGGCTGATTTTGTGTCTGAAGGTCTCGGCTATATGTCACAGATACCAGTGTGTCTGGATGGGTCGAATAATGGACTTCAGCATTTTTCAGCTATGCTCCGTGATCCTGTGGGTGGTAAGGCAACAAACCTTACACCAGAAGAGTTACCACAGGACATCTACCAAATGGTAGCAAATGTTGTCTTGACAAAGGTGAAAGAGGATGCTACACTTGGTGTAAATCATGCACAAGCATGGCTTGACTTCGGAATTGATCGGAAGATAACCAAACGTCCAGTCATGGTGGTACCCTATGGTGGAACACGATACTCGTGTCGTGAGTATGTTGAAGAAGCCATGAATGATAGGATACTGAATGGTGGTGCAAATCCATTTGGTGAAGATGTCTATGAGGCATCTATGTACCTATCAGCACACGTATGGGATGCAATAGGTGAAGTAGTGGTTTGTGCTAGAGAAGCAATGGCATGGTTGCGTGACATAGGTCGGAAAATGTCTGACAAGAATCTCCCTATAACATGGGAAACACCATCAAAGTTCGTTGTGAATCAAGCATATAAGAGTATGCGTGGTCAACGTGTGCATACGCACATAGATAATGTGCTAATTAAACCTTCGGTTCTTGAAGAATCGGATAACATAGACAAAAGAAGGTCAACCAATGGGGTTAGTCCTAATTTTGTTCACAGTATGGATGCTTCTGCCTTGACATTGACTATTAACGAATGTATACTACAGGGTATAAATGATTATGCAGTTGTTCATGACTCGTATGGAGTACATGCGAACTTTGTACCTGCGATGGCTCATGCAATACGTAAATCATTTGTAAGCATGTATGCAGACTCAGATGTACTGAATGGACTACACGACACACTAAGGGATGTGTTGCCTGATCTTGACGATCCACCACCTTTAGGTGAACTAAATGTTCATGGTGTTAATGAGTCTAAATATTTCTTTTCATAACCCCTCTAATAGAGGACATTTTAGAATTGGCTAACTTCAATATAGGATAGAAAATGACAAAGTATGCCGTAACTCCAAAAGGTCAATTTCACTGGGCACATGTAGGAACGCCCGATACAACCTACAAGGCCGAAGGCCAGTACCATGTTAAACTCCAGTTATCTGGGCAGGACGCAGAGTCTATGCGTTCTCAGGTGGATAAAGCCCACGCAGACTGGAAGTCTGAGGTCAATAAGACCAAAGGACCAAAAACTTACCAAGAGTTTATGCCTTACAAGGTGGTTCTTGGTGATGATGGACTAGAAGCTGGGATTCAGTTTCACTTTAAAATGAAGGCTAGTGGTGTGAACTCACGTACTGGTCAGGCATTCACCCAGAGACCTATGGTCGTAGGTCCAGACAAGGCACCTCTGCCTACCAATATCAAGATTGCCAACGGCAGTTCAGGTAAGGTAGCGTATGAGATGGCTCCGTACCAACATGGTGCAAGTCTTGGTGTTCAACTGCGTATGCGTGGTGTTCAGGTTCTTAATCTCATCGAATGGAATGGTGAGTCTAGTGGTGATGACATCTTTGATGTAGAGGAAGGATACGAAGTCAAGGTAAACATTGAAAGCACACAACAAAAAGCGGACAACGAAGACATGTTCGCAGAAGAAGAGAAGAGTAACGCAGACTTCTGATCTACAAGGTTATAGATCAAAGTTTGAACTCTCGATTGCTCAGAATTTAGAGCAACGTAAGTGTTCTTTTGATTACGAGTCGATGACCGTTAGGTATGTATTGAATTGCAGGTATACACCTGACTTCATACTGCCTAATGGGGTCATCATCGAAGCAAAGGGACGCTTGATGAAGAAAGATGCACGTAAGCATCGAGCTATAAAAAAACAGTTTCCAGACCTTGACATACGCTTTGTATTTGCTGACATAAATAATCGTGTCGAAGGCTCCAGATTTACAAATAGACAATGGTGCGACAAATACAAATTCCAGTATGCAGAGAGGGTAATACCAAAGAAATGGTTCGATAATGTCAAAAAGAAAGCAGACTGATTACATTGTAATTCATTCTTCTGGTACTCCACCTAAGATGGACATTGACATCAAAACCATAGACTCGTGGCATAGACAACGAGGTTGGTTACGGATTGGATACCATTATTTCATTAGGCAAGATGGCACAATAGAAACGGGTAGGAACCCACATGAAGTTGGTGCACATTGCAAAGGTTATAATGGTAAGTCCGTAGGTGTTTGTTTAGCAGGTGGTGTAGATGAGAATGGTCAAGCTGATCCATACTTCAGTGCCTTCCAATGGGAAGCATTGTTTTCTCTGGTGAATGCCTTGACATTTATGTTTAAGGGTGCTAAAGTAGTTGGACATGGTGAGTTGATTGGGTCCGATTGCCCAGGCTTCTCAGTTAAAAAATGGTGGGCACAAAACGGAGAGATATTATATGGAAAAACAGGATACCGAACCTAGTAAGGTTATAAACCTTGCTGATCATAGGTGGGAACAAGTGTTCTCTGCTGATTTACAGAGAGCATTTGAAGAGGTTGTTGGAGTTCTTGAAGAGAACCTACCACCAAACGTAGGTAAGGCAGTTGGCCTTGCCATAGCAGAAGCTATGTATATGATTGGAGATCATCTGACTGACAAGTTTGAAGATGATGAGGTAGAGGGTGCTGAAGTTATATTCACACCTGACTGGCATGAAGGGCATGAACCACAGGAAGGTGGACGTACTCTTACAGAAGAGGAAATGATAAACCTACGAGGTGGGCAATGATGTGATGGAAGAAGATAGTACATTTGTTAGGCATGAACCCTGCCCCTCTTGTGGGTCGAAAGATAACTTAGCGAGGTACAGTGATGGACATGGATATTGTTTCGGGTGCAATTATCGTGAGCATGGCGATGATATTGGTGTACGTAATTATCAACCAAGACAACGACAAATTCAGATGAATAGTGATTTCGTGGATGGTGCCTATCAGTACCTATCTGCACGTAATATCAACGAAGATACCTGCAAGAAGTGGGATTACAGAGTTGGTGAACTAGGTGGACAGCCAGTTCAGATTGCAAACTACAAAGATCAGGTGGGTACTAGAGTTGCTCAGAAGATCAGGTTTCGCAATAAAGATTTTACTGTCCGTGGTGACATGAGTGACATAGGTTTGTATGGTGAGCACCTGTGGTCAGGCACTGGAAAACGAGCAGTTGTATGCGAAGGGGAGATAGATGCTATGTCTATTTCTCAAGCACAAGGCAACCAGTGGCCTGTGTATTCCGTACCAACTGGGGCCGCAGGTGCTGCACGAGCAGTACGTAAGTCATTGGAGCTACTCAATGGCTACGAAGAGGTTGTATTCTGTTTCGACAATGATGAGGCAGGAGTCAAGGCATCTCGTGAGTGTGCACAGATTCTCCCACCTGGAAAGGCTAGAATAGCAAAGTTGCCACTCAAGGATGCAAACGATATGCTTGTACAGAATCGTGTACAGGATCTCGTGAGTTGTCTATGGCAATCAAAGGTCTTTAGACCTGATGGTATTATATGTGGTACCGAACTATGGGACATAGTGTCTGCTGAAGATTCTATGGCATCCGTGTTGTACCCGTTTACTGGAATCAACAACAAGACTCTTGGCATTCGTAGAGGTGAGATTGTAACCATAACCGCAGGTTCTGGCATTGGTAAGTCACAGGTTTGTCGTGAGATTGCTAATTATATGCTTGAACAGGACGAAACCGTTGGTTACATTGCTCTGGAAGAGAACAACAAGCGTACTGCACTTGGTTTCATGGGTCTTTACCTGAACAAACCATTGCACCTTGGCGATTCAGAGATACCAAAGGAAGAGTTTAGAGAAGCCTTTGAGCACACATTGAACACAGGTCGTGTGTACATGTATGATCATTGGGGTTCTCTTGAGTCTGATAATCTACTGAACAAGATCCGTTACATGGTCCAAGGTTGTGGGTGTAACTACATCATTCTTGATCACATATCCATCGTAGTCTCAGGTATGGAAGGTGGTGATGAACGTAGAGCCATTGACAACATGATGACCAAACTTCGGGGCTTGACAGAAGAGGTTAATTGTGGTATGATACTGGTATCACATCTGAAGAGACCACAAGGCAACAAAGGCCACGAGGATGGAGCACGTACATCTATGGCACAACTACGTGGATCTGCGGCTATTGGTCAGTTATCTGACATCGTTATTGGATGCGAGAGAGATCAGCAGGGTGAATACCCAGATCGTACTACAGTACGCATCTTGAAGAATCGATGGACAGGTGAGACAGGTGAGTGTTGTTTTCTTGATTATGACAAAGCAACTGGCAGACTCAATGAGGTTTCTGGTGCAGTTGACTTTGACGAAGAGGATAGTATTCCTTTTGAAAAAGATTTCTAATGATACGATCATGTATATTCGACATCGAAACAAACGGACTGGATGAGAAACTTACGAGAGTACATTGTATGGTCATACATGACATCGATACCAACAATGTCAGCAAGTATGATCCCGATGATGTACCTTCAGGTCTTGCCCATCTTAGTCAGTTCGATGTTCTGATTGGGCATAACATTATATCCTTTGATATACCTGCTCTGAAGAAGATCTTCAACTGGGAACCAAAGGAAGGATCTGCTATACGAGATACGTTAATCATGTCTAGGCTTATGTACTCAGACATGGCACAACGTGACCATAGTGAAAGCCGTATACGTCAGGATCTGTACGGTAGACACTCGCTCAAGTCATGGGGTCAAAGACTTGGCTTTGAAAAAGGTGCCTTTGGTGAAGGAGAGAGTGTATTCTCATCTTTTACGGTGGACATGCTAAACTATTGTGCACGTGATGTAGAATTGAATCACAAGTTGTACGAAAAGTTAATGTCAAGAGGATTCAGCGATGATTCCATTGAGCTAGAGCATGAGATCTATAAGATCTGTGAGACTCAGAAAGAGTATGGGTTTCCTTTTGACTCACTAAAGGCTACTAGATTCTACGCTATTTTATGTGAGCACAGGAGTTTACTACAAAATAGATTACGTGATAAGTTTGGATCATGGATGGAACCAGATGGTGAGATATTTACACCAAAGGTAAACAACAAATCACGTGGTTATGTTAAAGGTATTCCTGTTCAGAAGCTGAAAAAGATTGACTTTAATCCTAATTCACGCTATCATATAGCTAAAAGGTTAAAAGACCTGCATGGTTGGGAACCTAAAGAGTTCACACCTACTGGTGAACCGAAGATAGACGAGACTATACTTGAGAGTCTTGAGTATCCTGAAGCAAAACTAATGGCTGAATCATTACGACTGAATAAAATGATTGGTCAACTATCTGAAGGTAAAAATGGCTGGTTACACATGGAGAAAGAGGGTAGATTGCATGGGTCGGTCAACACTATGGGCACAATCGCCTCTCGTTGCTCTCACACGCACCCTAATTTGGGCCAAGTTCCAAGTGTCAAAACACCCTTTGGCAAAGAATGTAGACAATTGTTTTACGCTCCTGAAGGGTTTGACCTTATGGGGTGTGATGTTTCAGGTCTTGAAGCTCGTGTCATTGCTCACTATCTTGCTAGGTATGACGGTGGTGTATTCGCTAATACTCTTCTTGAAGGGGATATACATACTGACAATCAAAAAGCCGTGGGACTATCTACAAGAGATGAGGCGAAGACTTTTCTATACGCTATTTGTTATGGTGCGGGAAACGCAAAACTCGGTCAGATCGTTGGTAAAGGACCGCAAGAAGGACAAAAGCTAAAGGATAGATTCTTTAAACAGTTACCTGCTTTCAAAAAGTTTCGTGATGATGTTATGAAGAAAGCAGAGACAGGGTACCTACGTGGCCTGGATGGTCGTAGGGTGCCTGTTAGGTCCACACACTCTGCACTCAATACACTATGCCAGTCAGCAGGTGCTATTATTTGCAAGAGATGGGTTGTGGAGTTTCATAGGATGATGAAAAGAGAAGGCTACATAGAGGGTACTGATTACCAACAAGTTGCCTTTGTGCATGATGAGATACAAGTTTTAACAAAGAAAGGACTTGGAAATGACATCGGTGAAACGGCGGTACGTGCAATTGAGCTTTCAGGGAATTGGTACGGACTCAGATTGCCCCTTACAGGAGAGTACAAAATTGGAAGAAACTGGGCAGAAACTCATTAATGAATATGAAGACGAGGCTCAGTTGCATTTAAAAGATATTTATGAGAACAAAACCAAAGATCGAACAGCTACTGATTGATGGTGATATACTGGTATACAAAAACACATCTGCGGCTGAACGTGAGATAGATTGGGGTAATGACTTTTGGACGTTGCACTCTGACTTCAGAGAAGTAAAACAGATGATGGACACAGAGTTACATCAGTTACGAAAAGACTCTGGTATAGATGAGTTGTCAATATGTTTTTCTAGTCCGAATAATTTTAGGAAAAAAATTTTGGCTGATTATAAAGCTAATCGTTCAGGTATTCGTAAGCCTGTGTGCTTTAACATTGCCAAAGATTACCTTCGTGAACAGTATGATGCCTTTGAATCCAATTGGCTTGAGGCTGATGACTTGATGGGTGTCAAGAACACAATGTTTCCAGAGCATTGTTGCATTGTGTCAATAGACAAAGATCTTCTTACGGTTCCAGGTTATCATTGGGACTTCGATAAGAAAGAGATCTTTTTTATAGATCAGATTACAGCAGACTACAATTTCTACATGCAGACTCTTAGTGGAGACTCTACAGATGGGTACAAGGGGTGTCCAGGCATAGGCAAAGTCAAGGCACAACGTATACTTGACAAAGCCATAGAAGAAGATGAGGATATGTGGGATGCAGTTGTAGAAACCTATGCTAAAGCTGGGTTTGGACATGAGTACGCCATAGATCAGGCACGTATGGCGTATATATTACGCAAAGACCAGTACGAAGGACTTGACAAGTACCCTAAACTATGGTATCCTAGCGATGAGATCATTGAAACAGCGTGAACAGTGGGAAGGATATAGTATGGCAGACTATAATCAAGATGAAACCAAAAGGTTTGAGAGAAAGCAGTACGATCCACAGATGAGATACGTGGAGAAGTTAGGTCTTGATCCAGAAGGTGAGCAGTCATTTGGCAATGCTCAGTTCGATGACATAACGAAGCCTGAACATTATTGTGCAGGGTTTCAGATCGAGCCTTTGGATTACATCCTAAAAAATGGGCTTGACTTTTTAGAGGGAAATATTATAAAGTATATATCTCGCTACGATATGAAGGGGGGAGTGAAGGATCTGAATAAAGCAAAGTTTTATTTGGATAAACTGATTGAACGTGAGACTCGTAAAAATGAGTCCTGAGTTCCGTGATTATATTTTAACTAAATTTGGAGAGTATGTATTCGTGACATTACCAACGCAATATCAACAGTTTATACATCTGTCTCGCTACTCTCGGTGGGACTATGAGCAGGGTAGAAGAGAGACATGGGAAGAAACAGTAAACAGATATTTTAACTTCTTTGCTAAGAAACTAGACATTGACTTTACATCTACACAGACACTACGTGATCTCGTGGATGCAGTCAAGAACCTGGATGTCATGCCAAGCATGAGGTGTCTCATGACAGCAGGTCCAGCGTTAGAGAAAGAGAATGTAGCAGGTTACAACTGTTCCTATGTTCACATAGATTCTCCACGATCCTTTGATGAGATTGTATACATTCTTATGAATGGGACAGGTGTTGGCTTTAGTGTAGAGGAGAAGTACACAAGCAAACTACCTGTGATACCAGATAAGTTGCATAAGACTGACACAAAGATCACAGTTAGAGATAGTAAACTTGGGTGGGCAAAAGCATTCAAGGATCTGATTGCTCTGTTGTACGCAGGTGTGATACCTGAGTGGGACATGAGTAAAGTGAGACCTGCTGGTTCTGTGCTTAAAACATTTGGAGGCAGAGCCTCTGGACCAGAGCCACTAGAGTCTCTATTTAATTTTACTGTACGGACATTTCAAAATGCAAGAGGAAGAAAGCTCAAGTCAATCGAGTGTCATGACATCGTTTGTAAAGCGGCAGAAGTTGTGGTCGTTGGTGGGGTTCGTAGGTCTGCTCTTATTAGTATCAGTGACCTTGGTGATGAACAAATGCGGAAGGCGAAAAGTGGAAGATGGTGGGACGAACATCCTCACAGAGCATTGGCAAACAATTCAGCAAACTATCACGGAAAGCCAGACACAGGAACCTTCCTCAATGAATGGACTTCCCTTTACGAGTCAAAGTCTGGAGAACGTGGTATCTTCTCAAGCACAAACGCTAAGACTCAAACAGAAAAACTTGGAGATCGAAGAGATGCTAGAGAGGACTACGGCACCAACCCATGTTCCGAAATCATTCTACGATCCAGAGAGTTCTGTAATCTATCAGAGGTTGTGGTCAGAGAAAGTGATACCCAAGTAAAGATAAAAGAGAAGATTAAATATGCTACCATACTAGGTACTATGCAGTCTACTCTTACTGATTTCAAGTACCTTGGTGCTGAATGGAAGAAGAACTGTGAAGAAGAAAGGTTGTTAGGTGTGTCATTGACAGGCATTATGGACAACGAATTGACAGCATATCCTACACCTAATATGCTAGAGGACTTTAAGAAAGTAGCAGTCAAGACAAATGAAGAATGGGCTAAGAAACTTAATATTAATCCTTCGTCAGCTATTACATGTGTTAAGCCAAGTGGTACTGTATCACAATTATGCGACTCTGCATCGGGCATACATGCTAGACACTCCAAGTATTATATACGAAGAGTCCGTATGGATAGGAAAGATCCCCTCTGCAAATTTATGCAGGAGAAAGGATTTCCATTTGAAGAAGATGTGATGAACAACTCTAACATGGTGTTCTCATTTGCTATGCAAAGTCCTATAAAGTCTGTCAAGCGTGACGAGATGGATGCTCTGATGCAACTTGAGACATGGCAGATGTACGCAGAACATTGGTGTGAACACAAGCCTTCTATTACTGTGTCAGTTAAAGAGGATGAGTGGGTAGACGTAGGATCGTGGGTGTACCAGAACTTTGATAGTATATCAGGAATATCATTCCTACCTCATAGCGATCATATCTATCAGCAAGCTCCATACGAAGAGTGTGATGAGAAAGCTTACATTGAACTAATGAGCAAGGTACCTATGATAACATGGGGTGAACTAAGTGACTATGAGAAAGAAGATTATACCACAAGTTCACAGGAATTAGCTTGCACTGGAAACGCATGTGAGGTAATATAACCCATTTATGGACTAAAAACTATGGTTACACAAGAATTAATAAATTATCTCAAAGAATACTACCCTAATCATATCCCTATGGGAGATGTAAATGGTAATCAATTATCATTCTTACAGGGTCAACAGTCAGTAATACAACGATTAGAACAAATACTAGAGGAGGACAATGGGAGGTCTATTGGGATCGACTCCATCAATGCCTGAGATTAAAATGCCACCACCTCCACCACCGCCTGCTCCAATGGATCAACCAGAGGTAGTAGAGGCACAGTTGGATTCAGGTGCTCCATCAGAAAACAAGAGTAAAAAAGAACCTACTGGTAAACGATACCGAGCAAAAAACAAAGGTATGGGTAAAGCAGGTGGAAGCAGAAAGTACAAAGGTGGTGGACTCAACGCAGTCTAGGATACTTGATATATACATTAAACGTATAGAAACCTCAGAAGAACTTGAGGAACTATATGAGGTGTGCCAAGAGACCAATACTTATCCTATATTTCCTACGCATATTGCTATCAAAAAGGGTACTATAGTAGGATGTTTTAGTATTCATAGTCCTACAGTTTACTGGTGGATGAATCCAAATACAGTGACTATCAAGGAATCACTACCCATCTTTCAAGCATGTGACACACTCATGTCTGAACATGGTAATCAGGCTTACATTATACCATGTGAACCTGAGTCTCCCTTCTTCGGAATCTTGTCTAAAAGACTTGACACAGTGCAGACTCAAGGTGGTGATGATTTTAAATTATTTTTAAATAAAAGGTAACATGGGTGGTACAGTTGGAGAAAGACTTGGTACTAAAAAGGTTGCAGAGGGTGCTCAACAAAGAGCACAAAATTACTACCATCAAAAAATAGCGTCACCTGCTGATGAAGCAGGATTACATGCAGGTCAGCAAACGGGAATGTTGATGGATAAATTTAATCAAGAAATGTCTAACACTGCTGACGCATTTAGTAGATCAGATCTTAATCTTGCTAAGAGTAGAGACAGTGGTGGAGACCAAGGTGCTCAAACCGCAGAAGCTAATTACACAGGGCAAGGTAGTACACAAAGGTCAGGCTCAGGTAAACGAGGGTCTGGTAAGTTGACCTCTAAAGATACAAAGAAAAAACAAGGTAAGAAAGCCTTAACAATCACAAAATAAAATGGACTTATTAAATTTATCTCAACCTTGGGACTGCGAAAGATTCCCGAAATCTAAAACTATTTGTTATGGTGGAGGAGGTGGGGGAAACCCTGTAAAAAAAGTTACTAAAGCAGTAAGTAGCGTGACACCCACTATAAAAGTAGAGCCTCCTAAACTACCTAGTGTTGTAGATATTAAGAGAGATGTCTCTGGAGGAATAGAAGATGTTAAAAGAGGAGCATCTAGTACAATTGAGTCTGTCAAATCTGATGTAGCTAGATCTGATTTAGGATCAGGTGCTGTAGAAAGTGCAATAAAAAGATCTGATTTAGCAAAAGCTAGTGAGAAGCTAAGAAAAGAAGGTTCTAATGCTGTTAATATTATAAAAGAAAAAGGAGAAGAATTTAAACAGTATGCAATGGGACAGATCTTTGGTGGACCAAAGGATGACAAAAAGAAAACAAAAGATGATACCCCTAGTGCACAAGGTCCAGGTGGAGGACAAACTATGGGACAAGGTAATACAGAAGGTTTAAAAGGTGGTGCACAAATGGCAGAAGCAAACCGTAGTAGAATTAGACAGAACAAAAGGAAACTAAGAATTGCTAGAGCATGACAGGAGATCAGTATACCGAAGGTCAACTAGCAAGCATGTATCAGGCATGTTTTGGAGAACGTGAATCCTATCTCCAACGTGCTCGTGACTGTGCTAAACTCACGATACCTACGTTAATTAAAGACTCAGGTGATTCGTATTCTACAACATACGAAACTCCGTTTCAATCCATTGGTGCACGTGGTGTAAATCATTTATCTTCCAAACTACTCCTTACTTTACTACCTCCCAACTCTCCGTTCTTTAGACTGACAGTTGACGATTTTGATATTGAGCAACTTGTCGGCCCAGAACAGAGAGGACCAGTAGAAGAAGGACTAGCTAAGGTTGAGAGATCTGCCATGCAAGAAGTGGAGACTCTCGCATTACGTGTTCCAGTGTTTGAGGCTATAAAACATTTGATTGTCACAGGTAACTGTCTTTTGTATATGCCAGATGAGGGTGGTATGCGTGTGTTTCATTTGGATCGCTATGTTGTTAAGCGTGATCCTATGGGTAATTTATTATATGTTATTACAAAAGAAAATTTAAATGCCAAAACGCTCACAGAAGAAGCAAGAGAAGCCATCGGTCTTCCACCACCTGAAAAAACAGGTAACGAAACTCCTGAAAAACCTTACGAATTATATACCTACGTTTGTGACAAAGGATCTTACTGGCACATCCACCAAGAAATAGGCCGTGTACCAATACCCGACAGTTATGGTAAATACCCCAAAGATAAGAACCCCTTTATACCACTTAGGTTCAGTAGAGTTGACGGAGAATCCTATGGTCGTGGTCTCGTGGAAGAGTATTTGGGAGATCTACGGTCCCTTGAAGCTCTTACGCAAGCGATTGTAGAAGGCTCTGCGGCTGCATCTAAAGTATTATTTCTAGTAAGACCTAATGGCACCACTCGTATTAATACACTTGCTAAGTCTCCTAATGGAGCAATCGTACAAGGAGATGTTAATGATGTTTCTACACTCCAATTACAGAAAAGTCAAGACTTTCGTATTGCACTTGACACAATCACACAAGTTAGAGATAGGTTATCATTTGCTTTCCTACTAAACTCTTCTGTTCAGCGTAATGCTGAGAGAGTAACAGCAGAGGAAGTTAGATTTATGGCACAGGAACTAGAGTCTGCCTTGGGTGGAGTCTATTCTGTGTTGTCTCAAGAGTTCCAGTTACCATTGGTAAACCTGTTACTTCAAAGACTTGTGAAAGCAAAAAAGATGCCTTCGTTTCCAAAGGACACTGTTAAACCACAAATTGTCACAGGTATCGAAGCCTTGGGTAGAGGACAAGATCTTAATAAATTATCTCAATTTCTACAATACCTTGGTCCGCTTGGCCCTGAAGCTATTATGCAGAATCTTAACCTAGATGACTACATTGATAGACTAGGTGCTTCATTAGGTATTGACACAGGTGGGCTTATAAAGACTCCAGAACAAAAACAGATGGAAGCACAACAAGCTCAAGAACAACAACAACAAATGATGCAACAACAACAACAAGCGGCTATGATGCAAGATGTTGTTAGAGGTGCAACACCTGCTATGGCAAAAGGATTAGCAGATAACGCTGGTGAAAATCCTGAAATGGTTCAGGAAATGATCCAAGCAGTAACACAACGATAATATGGAAGAAGTACAAACTGGACAACCAGAGGGGGTAAATCAAGCAGGTTCACCTGAACACATTAATCAAATGTTAGCGGCAATAGATACTCCTACTCAAACCTATGATGAAGGTTTGGTTAATAATGATCAAGTACCTACTGCTGAAGGAAGACCTGCGTGGCTTCCAGATAAATTTGATTCTCCAGAAGCAATGGCACGAGCCTATGCTGAACTTGAAACTAAATTTCATTCTAGTGACGAACAGCTTCAACAGTATGAGAACCAAGCAAACTACGAGCAACAAGCTCAAGAGATCATGGAGACACCTCCACACATGGTCGATCAATTATTATCAGAAAGAGATCTTGACTTTTCTGTGTTTCAACAAGAGTACAACGAAACAGGACAACTATCAGAGGATGCTTATTTAGCACTACAAGAAGCAGGTATTGAACCTCAAATGGTTGACACATGGATAACAGGTCAAGAAGCTATTGCAGATCAACAAATTGATTCTATATATAACATGGTTGGTGGAGAAGATGCTTACAATGGTATGTTAGAATGGGCAGGTAATAACCTAGAACCATGGGAAATGGATTCTTTTAATGACCAAATAGAAAGTCTTGATGCAAATAGTATGTTTGCAGTACAAGGTTTAATGGCTAGAATGCAAAATCAAGAAGGTAGTCCTCCAAGATTATTTCAAGGGGAACCTTCTAAATACTCTGCCCCTAAATATGATTCACTTTCGCAACTTACAAGTGCAATGAGTGATCCCAGATATGCTTCAGATCCTGCTTATAGGAATGAAGTAGCTTCAAGGCTGAAAAATTCAGCTTTATTTTAACTAGAAGTTAATAGTAGGAATTAGCCCCTTGCGAGGGATAACTTATTACGAATTTTTCTTTCTTAGTTATAGTATAATGCCTTAATAGGAGATATATTATGGCAACTGATTACAGTGCTATTCATCGTTCTGGTATAGAGAACGCTGGTAACAATGCTAGAAAATTATTTCTAAAATTGTATGCTGGAGAAGTTCTCACTGCATTCCAGACGAAGAATATAATGATGCCTTTGCATCGAGTCCGTACTATTTCTAAAGGAAAGTCGGCCTCTTTTCCCATGACTGGTAAGTACCGTGATGCGGCTTATCACACTCCTGGGGCTGAAATTGTACCAAGTAATTCCAAACAAGGGGAACGGATTGTCACCATTGATGATCTCTTGGTAAATGCTCAGTTTATTCCTAATATTGATGAGGCTATGAGCCACTACGATATTAGAAGTGTATACGCTCAAGAAGCAGGTTTTGGACTAGGCAAGATTGCTGACCAAAATATCTTGAGACTAGCCGTAAAAGCGGCTTTAACTGAAAATGCTACACTAGCCGCTATTACAATGGCTGGACAAGATTATGTAGCATTTGATGATGAGGATTTTACTCAGAACGTAGTTATTGGTGACACTGGTTCTGGTACTACTTCACGTATTGGAGATACCAGAGATGCCAATAAGATTGTTCAAAGTATTATGGATGCCAAACGCATTCTTGACAACTCCGCAGTTCCAGGTGATCCTTTTGTAGTTCTTAATGTAGATACATATTATGATCTATTTAAGGTAAATGGGGCTACAATGGATACTTCCTATGCTATCTTTAATAAAGATGTAGGAGGATCAGGATCAGTAGGGCAAGGTGTTGTGCCTCAGATTCTTGGTATGCCAGTATATGTAACTCAGCACCTTGGAAGTTTCACGACTGCTCAAGGAACCACTTGGTCTTCATCTTTATTTCCAGGTGCCGCTGATGCTGTAAGTACGGTTGAAACTCAATCTAGTTCTCCTGCATGGGGAGACCATCAACCTCTTGGTGCAGCCACAGGTTCAGGTAGAACCAATCATTATGGGTTTGCCGCAAATTCTGCTGTAGCTGGGTGGACTACTCGTGTGAAAAACACGAATGGAACTCCAACTACTGAGATTCCTGCTAACTGTGCAAGACGTACTATGGGATTAGTAATGACTTCAGATGCAGTAGCTACTGTTAAGTTAATGGATATGAGTGTTGAAAGCGAATATCAAATTAACCGACAGGGTACTCTCATGGTGTCCAAATACGCAATGGGTCACAACATATTGCGACCTGCGTGTGCTGTAGCACTCATCCAAGCTCTTTAATAGAGTATTGGTGTAACCTCTAGGGAGGACTCTTTAACTAGGGTTCTCCCTTTTTTTTAATATTCTTATGGCTATTACTAAAGATAAAGAATTAAAAAAAGCAATTAATACTATGCTTACAAGTATAGGTGAACAACCTATACAAAATGTAAATGATTTAGCTGGATTATCTGATGCCTCAATAGCCAAAGATATTTTAGCTAACGTATCAAGAGCAGTACAGTCTCGTGGTTGGATATTTAATACAGATCTTGATGTTAAATATACTCCTGACACAAAAGGAGAAATACTTTTGGGATCTGATGTTCTTAGAATTGACACTACAAATAGATTGCGAGACTCAGACAATGATATTGTAGAACGTGGTCGAAAATTATATGATAGGCAAAAAAATACAGCTACATTTGACGCTGGAACTGAAATAAAAGTTAAT